GTTCTGCTCTCATCCGCGACAACCAGATTGGTGGTCAGCGGATTCAGATGACGTTCCACACATTCGACGCTGGCATAGAAGCTTTTTGCGTCTATACCGACATATTGCCGCACACGCTCAGCCATATCGCTGACCTCCTTTCGGTTAATTTGTTTCTGCTGCTGTGACTACATACCAGCGGGCAACCCGGGAAGCGAAAGCCGAGTTTGTCCACTCAAAATACAGATGCTTTTCCTCGCCCCGAATCATCACGGTATAGCAGGCACCTTCGGCACCCTGGCGATAATACCCCGATGGGCGGTAATCCTTTACGGTATCAATTTTGAAGGTTCTTCCGTCCGCCCATGTGATGGAACGGGGCTGCATATAGCCTGTAGAATCAAAATCAGAGTTGACCTTTACATATACCTTTTCCATATGAGGTGGTCGCATACCCTTCTGAGGCTTTGGCGCCTTCATGGGATCACCTCTCATTCATCCTCTTCCGCAAATGCGGCTTCGATGCGTTCTACAAGAGAACCAGTGGCGATATCGCCCTCAGCAACAGCGCCGGTAACCCGTCCGCAGCAACGGACATCAACACCTTCGCCGGTGTAGATTGTCTTGTAACGAGAGTTATGGGAGTGGAGTCCGTCAGGCTGGTACTCCTTGATGAAGGCTTCACCATTGACGATAAAAATGCCAACCTGCCCGGGCAGAACCGTTGCGCTGGAATCCACATAGACGTAGCTGCCATCTCTGAAGGTAGGCTCCATGCTTCGACCGTTTACATGAATAATGCCGTCAGTACCGTGGGGAACATTTGCCTCAAGTACATATACCATCTCATTTTCAGCATAGTCCAGCATTGGCGCTCCGATACCGGCAGCAGCCGCTTCTTCATAGAGACACATAGGCTGATACGCACGGCGGAGCCGCTTCTTTTCCTTGGTATCCTGCTGAAAAAGAAGTCGATCTATGATTTGCCTCACAGTATGACGATCGAACTTATTCAGCTGATGATACATTTCAAGCAGGTTTCTGTCTTCAACAGGGAGTACGGTTTCCGCCTCCATATCCAACAATTCTGTCACGGGAATGCTGAGTTCCTTGCACAGCTTCGGCACATTATCTATGTCCGGACGGGTCAAACCAAGTTCCCAGTTTCCGATAGCGGTTTTGGTATAGCCAAGCTTTGAGGCAAGAGTTGCCTGGTCCATGCCGGCAGCAGTGCGGTATTTTCGAATCACCTGACCGACATGCGACCGCCTTTCGGTATCGACTGCAGGACGACCGCCGGCGCTGCGGGTTTTCTTTTCTGAATTCTGCTTAGTCATGGGCTCACCTCATTGTAGAAATCACGGGTATAAAAACCCTTGTGGATATAATAGCACACATTTACTTTCTTGTAAATGCTGTTCTAGAACTTTACAAGCAATAAAATATGTGCTATGCTTAATGAGTCAGTTCAGTCACCGCTGCGCAAGCCCCACCGCAGACGATGCTGATTTTCGCACTTTATTCGACGCACAGGAGGATTTTGCCGTGAATGAGGCGATAAATCGTTTTAGCTTTGTCGAGAACACTGCGCACCGCCGGGTGCCGGGGCCATATGTACCGCTGCAGGACGAGCCGCAGGAGGTCGGTGACGTCCGGGCAATAAAACACACAAAAACTGTTCTGGTTCCTCAGATTCAGTCCATGAAGGACTATATTCTCAAGCATCACAAAAGGCTGATCTTCCAAACGATCAACAAGGCAATCGCGGCCGGTACGATTGAACTTCCCATTGATGTGGATGGCGGGCAGGCTATGCTTTCTGCTGCAAACTGCACCATTGGAGAAATGAGCTTCTGGCGGTATGACAAGTATACAGTCCTTGCTGACATCATCATTAAGCCTGAAATCTTCACCGGAGAGGACTTTGCAAGCTGCCCGCTTTATGTTGAACTGTGGATCAACATGAAAACAGGGATGGAATTCTATGCCGGCGAGTGCGGATTCCTGAATATGCTTCCTGAACGTCCATACTGGAAACTCAGCAACTATCTGATTCCCATCCTCCGCAAGGATGAGATTGAAACCGGCGCAGAGGACCTTCTTCTCAGATTCTGTCCGGCAGCACTGACCGACACTGCGGAACACAACGCTTTCGTGCTTGCTGAGCGAATGGGACTGCGTGTGGAACGACTGCCGCTTTACAGAAAGGATCGCACCCTCAGCATGCTCTTCTTCTGCCCCGGTACTGTCGTGGTGCAGGATCAGCCGGAGCACCCCGAGGATGATCCTCCAAAGCCCTACGAGGTTACGCTTCCCGGGAATACCATTCTGATCAATACCCGGGCTGTACACAAGGATTACTGCCAACTTGAAATCTACCATGAGTGCATTCATTTTGACTGGCATTTTATGTTCTATCGGCTGCAGCACATGCATAATAACGATATCAATGCACTCAAGACCAGGCGTATTGTGATCACCGACAAAACTCAGAATGCAAATCCGCTGAACTGGATGGAATGGCAGGCCAACCGTGGAAGCTTCGGTCTCATGATGCCGCTTTCCATGATGTATCCGCTGGTAAACGAGGAAAAGAACAGATTTTCCGGGAGCAGTCTGCATTGGGGAAAGCGTTATGATGCTATCGCACGCAAGATCGCCCGTGAATACGATCTGCCAAAGTTCCGTGTTCGTGCGCGGCTGATTCAGATGAACTACATAGCTGCCAAGGGCGCACTGAACTATGTGGACGGCAGCTATATCGAGCCTTTTGCTTTTGATCTCAGCAAGGGTAACGGGAATTATTCATTCGTTCTCTCACGGGAGAGTCTTTTCGAGGAATACGAAAGCAACCCTGTTTTTCGTGAACGGATAGACAGCGGACACTATGTCTATGTCGATGGACATGTCTGTCTGGACGACGAACGCTATGTCATGGTCACCCCGCAGGGACTGAGACTTACCCCTTGGGCCAATGCGCACGTGGATCAATGCTGTCTGCGTTTTATCAGCGTATACGAGCCCTGTGGCCTTTCGGATTACTGTTTCGGCTGTCTGAACAGCGATGAAGAATACAACCGTCACTACATCTCCTTTGCCGAGGATGTCAGCGAATTGTCTGCCATGGAACGTCTGGAGCATATGAACCGTGTGCTGAAAGCGTTGCCAGATTCCTTCCCAGAAGCGATGGATTACCTGATGCGGAGCAGCAAGGTTACTACCGAGCAGCTAGTTGAGAGAACCGGTCTTTCCGAAAGCACAATTACCCGTCTGCGCACAAAAGAAAGCGACAACTACAAGATGGATCAGGTCATCATTCTCTGTGTTGCGCTTCATCTTCCTCCCTGGATTTCAAGTGAAATGCTGTACAAGGCTGGTCTTATGCTCAGGCGCACCAAGCAGCATCGCGCGTACCGTCTGATTCTGGACTGCATGTTCATGGACAGCGTCGAAATGGTTCAAAGTTTTCTGGTTTCTACCGGATGCAAGCCTTTGAAGCCTAAAGCTACATAATCGATCAATCGAGGCACGTCAACCAAGGCGTGTCTCAAATTTATTTTTGAGGAGCTGGTCATTTAATGACTGGCTCCTTTTGCTGTATTTGCGGGATATTCGGTCTCGTGGCATCTGAAAAGCACTCGAAATCCCGGCCTTTTCCCGTCAATTAATGATCTGGTGGTTTTCGTTCAGAAACGGTAGCATTGTTATCGGACAGTATAACTGCTCCTCCAGCCGGAATATCCGGCTGGAAAGTCCTGCTGCCGCAGCCGCTGATCACGGCATGCTTTTCATCTGCGGGAGCAGGCACAACTGAATACGCAACGGCTGGATGAAAAGCGCCGCTGCAGACATCGCGAACGGAGAACGTCGCAAAGTCTGTCAGCTTACTTGCTGTACCATCCAGCCCTCTTTTTCTCCGTTCGGCTCGACCGAAAAGGAGAAAAACGATGAAGCAGCGCTATGTCAAGATCAATCGTGATCTGATTCCCGTAACCGAGGAGATCTACCAGATGGTAAGTCATTGGAAGGAAAAAGAACGCAATCGCGCCCGTCGGGACGGTGAGTGCAGACAAAGTGACTATCGCTATTGCAAGGGAGATTGCAGTACCTGCGGCTGGCGAACCAATGGTCATCGTAGCATTTCACTGAATGAACTTATGGAAGATCACGCTGACGACAAAACCTCTGAGTTCATTGACAATAATCCTCTGGTTGAGGATATCGTCTCAGATCACCTTCTGCTTGAACAGCTTTACCAGCAGCTGGATCAATTGATCCCTAACGGCGCTCGTGTGTTTCAGATGCGAGCTAACCATTTCACGGAGCGCGAAATCGCGCAGGCCCTGGGAATCAAGGCACAGAGTACGCTCAACTACCGTATCAGGAAGATGGACGACTATATCAGGGCACATCGCGAAGAAATCGAAGATCTTCTGAGATAAATTTTCGAATTTCTCATTTCCTTCGTTCAAATGGCCCCTCTTCTTACCAAAGGATATGAGGGGCTAAAGCAATCATCCTCGGAATGGAGGTAGAAACATGGAAAACATGCGCGACTGTTGCCAGTGCAACGTAGACTCGGCGGAGGCCATCGCCGTTCTGATGGAAATCTCCGATGTATCGAAGCGTCTGGCATGCAATCTGACAAAACTGGCTGATCAGGAAAATGTCAAAGGAGGTAACGAAAATGAGCAAAATGGCAGAATTGGATGCGGTAGTTGCCGAGCTGCACAGGTGCGGCGAAACCCTTATCGCTGTATCGGCTAATCTGAGCGAACTGTTCTGTTCGTCCGATAAGCAGCCTGCTGTCGAGGAATCCCCGGTAACTGAAAAGACGATCAAGCTCGAAGATGTACGTGCCGTTCTCGCCCGCAAATCTGCTGAAGGACACACGACCAAGGTGCAGGCTTTGCTTCGCAAGTATGGTGCAGACAAGCTTTCACGCATCGATCCCACACACTATGCTGCGCTGATCGCCGAAGCGGAGGTGTTCTGATGCCGCCATCCAAACACGCCGTTCTGTCGGCATCCTCCTCGCACCGCTGGCTGAACTGCAGCCCCTCCGCCCGGCTTGAGCAGGAGTTTGAGGATCGTGAGACGGAAGCCGCCGCCGAGGGCACAGCCGCGCACGCACTGTGTGAGCACAAGCTGCGCCGGGCATTGAAACGTCAGTCCCGAAAGCCCATCTCCAAATACGACTGTGAGGAAATGGACACCCACACTGACAACTACGTTCAGTTTGTGCTTGAAACCATTGCGCAAGCAAAGGAACACTGCGCAGACCCCATCATCAACATCGAGCAGCGCCTTGATTTCTCCTGCTACGTGCCGCATGGATTCGGCACCGGTGACTGCATCATCATAGCAGACAAAACCCTGCACATCATCGACTTTAAGTACGGTCAGGGTGTGCTGGTCGAGGCAGAGCAGAATCCTCAGATGATGCTCTACGCACTGGGTGCCCTGCGCATTTACGATACCCTTTACGATATCGAGGATGTTGCAATGACCATCTACCAGCCACGCCGTGAGAACATCAGCACATGGACGATCTCCGTTTCCGATCTGGAAGCCTGGGCGAAGAATGTACTTGTACCCAAAGCCAAGCTTGCCTTTGAAGGAAAAGGCGACTATATGCCCGGTCCGTGGTGCACGTTCTGCAAGGCGGCGGTCAAGTGTCGTGCCCGGGCTGAGGAGAAACTGGCACTGGCGCGGTACGAATTCGCACAGCCTCCGCTGCTGACGGATGCGGAGATCGAGGAAATTCTCGGCAAGCTGGATGATCTGACCCGCTGGGCTGAGGAAATCAAAGCCTACGCCCAGGACGCAGCCCTCAACCACGGCAAGCAATGGCACGGCTACAAGGTCGTCGAAGGACGATCCGTACGAAAGTATTCCAACGAAGCCGCAGTCATTGAGGCCGCCAACGCTGCCGGATATCACGACATCTTCAGAAGATCACTTCTGCCTATCACCGAAATGGAGAAACTCATGGGCAAGCAGGAGTTCGCCGAGGTTCTCAGCGGATTGATCATCAAGCCTGCAGGTAAGCCCACACTCGTCCCTATCACAGACAAACGTCCTGCGATGACAAATGTAAATACCGACTTTAATGAAATTCAGGAGGATTAAGAATTATGGCAAAGCAGACCAACAACAGAGTCGTTACCGGCGTCGTCCGTCTTTCCTATGCCAACGTCTGGGAACCCAAGTCCATCAACGGCGGAGATCCCAAGTTCAGCTGTTCCATCATCATTCCCAAGTCTGACACCGAGACCGTCAACGCCATCAACGCTGCCATCGACTGTGCCATCCAGGAGGGTATCGGCAAGTTTGGCGGCAAGATTCCCCCGATGGGCGCTCTGAAGCTGCCCCTGCGCGATGGCGATACCGAGCGAGATGACGAAAACTACACTGGCTGCTATTTCATCAACGCAAACAGCAAGACCGCACCCCAGATCGTCGATAAGAACGTGCGCCCGATCATCGACCGCAGTGAGGTGTATTCCGGTGTGTATGCTCATGTTTCTCTGAGTTTCTACGCCTTCAATACCAACGGCAACCGAGGCATTGCTTGTGGCCTTGGAAACATCCAGAAGGTCCGTGACGGTGAACCCTTGGGCGGTCGCACCAACGCCTCCGCCGAGTTCGAGACCCTTGCCGACGAGGACTTTCTGTCCTGACAAATGAACGAAAGGGGCGGCGGAGCAATCTGCCGCCTTGTTTCATATGGAGGTGTGCATATGAAAACCCTGTCCATTGACCTTGAAACCTACAGCAGTGCCAACATTGGCAAAACGGGAGTTTACCGCTACTGCGAGGCATCTGATTTTGAAATTCTGCTTTTTGCTTACAGTGTAGACTCCGCTCCGCCTCAGGTTGTTGATCTGAGATGCGGTGAGCGTATTCCCGCTGACATCCTTTCTGCCCTGACTGATCCTTCTGTTATCAAGTGGGCGTTTAATGCCAACTTCGAACGTATCTGCCTGTCGCGCCATCTTGGTTTTCCCTCAGGCACATATCTAGAACCGCAGCAGTGGCGCTGCTCCATGGTGTGGTCAGCCTACCTTGGTTTGCCGCTTTCGCTTGCCGGTGTTGGTGCTGTGCTTCAGCTGGATAAGCAGAAGCTTGAAGAAGGCAAGGATCTGATCAAGTATTTCTGTCAGCCTTGCCTGCCTACGAAAACCAATGGAGGACGTACACGAAACCTGCCGCATCATGCTCCCGAAAAATGGGAAACCTTCAAGTCTTATAACCTGCGTGATGTCGAAACTGAAATGGCTATTCAGGCAAAGCTGGCCCGTTTCCCGGTTCCTGATCATATCTGGGATGAGTATCATCTCGATCAGGAAATCAATGATCGCGGTATCCGGCTGGATATGCAGTTCGTAGAAAATGCAATCATGTTTGACGGATTCACTTCATCCGAATTGAAAAGCCGAATGCGATCACTGACTGCACTGAAGAATCCAAATTCAGTTGCCCAGATGAAGGAATGGCTTGCGGAGCATGGCATGGAGATTGAATCTCTCGGCAAGAAGGAAGTAGCTGCCATGCTCAAGGATGCTCCACCCGATCTGGCCGAAGCCCTGCTTCTACGCCAGCAGCTGGCGAAAAGCTCTGTCAAAAAATATCAGGCAATGCAGAACTGTGTCTGCAAGGACGGGCGTGCGCACGGCATGTTCATGTTCTACGGGGCCAATCGCACAGGTAGATTTGCCGGCAGGCTCGTCCAGCTGCAAAATCTACCACAGAACCACATGAGCGATCTGGAAGAAGCACGCAACCTTGTCCGCTGCGGGGCTTATAACTCCATGCAGCTTCTCTATGATTCTGTGCCCGATGTACTCTCCGAGCTGATCCGCACAGCGTTCATTCCGTATCGAGGCGGCAAATTCATCGTTGCAGACTTTTCTGCAATCGAAGCCCGCGTAATCGCATGGTTGGCTGGTGAACAGTGGCGGCTTGATGTTTTCAGAAATGGCGGCGACATCTATTGTGCCAGCGCAAGCCAGATGTTTCACGTCCCCGTTGAAAAACACGGAGTCAATGGTCATCTCCGCCAGAAAGGTAAGATCGCGGAGCTTGCCCTTGGCTATGGCGGGTCTGTGGGCGCCCTCAAGGCTATGGGAGCTCTGGAAATGGGCATTCCTGAGGAGGAACTGAAGCCACTGGTCGAGGCTTGGCGCTCAGCCAATCCACACATCACGCAGCTTTGGTGGGATGTCGATAAGGCAGTCAAGACAACCGTCGCAAAAAAGGTTCCGACCGAAGCTCACGGCATCCGGTTTGTTTACGAAAGCGGCTTCATGTTCATCTGCTTACCCTCTGGCAGACGCTTGGCATATGTCAAACCCCGGATCGGAGAAAATCGCTTCGGTGGTGAATCAGTTACCTATGAAGGCGTCGGGGGCACGAAGAAATGGGAACGGCTCGAAAGCTATGGTCCGAAATTCGTGGAGAATATTGTACAGGCGCTGAGCCGCGATATTCTGTGCTATGCCATGAAGACGCTGCGCTGCTGCAACATCGTTGCACACGTACATGATGAGATCATCATCGAAGCCGATCCGAAGGTATCCCTCGATGCAGTCTGTGAACAAATGGGCCGAACTCCGCCTTGGGCACAGGGATTGATTCTTCGCGCTGATGGGTACGTAACACAGTTCTACAAAAAAGACTGATAATTCTTTCAGACAGGGCTTGCTATTCGCCCCAAACAGAGCGTATATGTCACTACCCCAAACGGAAAGGAGCCTGCCCGTGACCTACAAAGAAATTCTGAATCTGCCCGAAGGCGCGCATGTTGCGCAGGTCAACACTGAGCGCTGCATGGTAGTACGCCTGCGTGATGGATACACACTGTCCACGATCCTGCCCGGAGCAAAGATGCTTATTCAGCGATACAGCGAACGAGGGCATCTGCTATGGGAGGACAAGGTTGACAACGTTTTCAGTCCCGACTACAAGGAGGAAAATCATGAAGGTACTGATTGTTGAACCCGGAAAGAACCCGAGGACTGCGCACATTCCACCTGAACTCAGCAGTCTACAGGCAACCGTTGGCGGATATATCCAGGCAATTTACCCCTGGGATGATCCCGTTGCTGTAGTCTGCGATGAAGAAGCCCTCCTCAAGCAATCAGAGTTCAATCGTCTGATCGCTCCAGAGGTTGCAATCTTTGGCACCTTCTTCATCTGCGGACTCGGAGACGAGGATTTCACAGATCTGCCAGATGCGATGATCGCAAAATACGCGCAGTTGCTGCACGATCCCGAGGTGCTTATCAGGACAGCGAAGGGTTGTATTGCTGTCCGCGTGACTGCAATCGCAAATGACATCGGAGGAGAATCCAACGAACATAATATTTGAGGAGGCTGACCGAAAGATCATTATCATGCAATACTAGCCTGGTAATTTCCTGACACGGAGCGAGACAAGCATGTCTCGCTTCTTTTTTTGTTTTTCACCTTCATTTTTCGTTCAAATCGCCCCCTAACTTACCAAAGGATGTAGAGGGCAAAACGATTTGCTCCGAAGAATGGAGGTTTTCTTTATGTTCTATGTCAAGGTTCAGCTGGCTTCAGGTATCTCAATTCAAGCTGAAATCCGCAGCAATAACGTTCTCACGCACTGTCACTGCTGTGGAGAAGAAATGCCCGTTGATCTGGCTGCTGTATTTGCTGACGGTGAGGGCAGCTTGGAGGATACTGAGATTCTGTGTCCAGCCTGCGCTGCAATTCTGCTTGAAAGGGTGCGTGTACCGTGAGCGTCAGCAAGTTCAACCACGAAGGATATTACGATCCCACAACCTATACTGCGCTCTCAAACATTGAAGCCGAAGAGCGCAAGGCCCGATTCAGACCTGTCGTGTATGTGTGCTCGCCGTTTTCCGGAAATCCTGATAGAAATGCTGAGAACGCTCGACGCTACTGCAGGTTCGTTGTCGATTCAGGCTTTATACCTTTTGCCCCGCATCTACTGTTTCCTCAGTTCATGCACGATGATGTGCCAGAAGAACGAGAACTTGCCCTGTTCATGGGCATCGTGATGCTGACTAAATGTGCAGAGCTCTGGGTGTTCGGAGAACGCATTTCCAGGGGTATGGCTCAGGAAATACGCAAGGCCGAGACCCGTAATATGCTCATCCGCTATTTCACAGCTGACTGCGAGGAGGTGCAGAAATGATAAAAGCAATTCCGACCGAGTACAAGGGCTATCGTTTCCGTTCCCGCCTTGAAGCCCGCTGGGCAATATTCTTTGATGCCTGCGGCGCTGACTGGGAATATGAACCCGAAGGATTTGACCTAGGCAACGGGACTTACTATCTCCCGGATTTTCTTCTCCATGGTGTGACTATCCACCACGGTCTCTTCAAAGAAAATTGCGACATCTATGTCGAGGTCAAGGGAAAGATGACCGACGAGGATGCGCGCAAAATCAACCGATTCTACAAAGCAGGTGTAGAGGAAGACCCGGAAGCCGATGTGCCTTCTACGGCAATTCTTGTTGTCGGCAACATTCCCGCAGGACGCACCTTTGATGAGATTCGCGATAGCATCTGGTATGAAGCCTACAACGAGCATGAAGGATGGCCGAATCTGTTTAACTTTGAGACAGTTGACGGTGACTATTTTGATGCTTATCCCGGAGTGAACGAACGAGGTGTCTTCACCCTTTTCGGTGGTGATGGCTCATACCTGGGATACATGGATAAGCGGAAAACAGAACGTGCATACGCGATCGCCCGTCAGGCTCGTTTTGAACACGGTGAGAAGCCCGCTATCAGGAGGTACAGACGATGAGGAATCTGGCAATTGCCTATGGCAACAACCGTCAGGCAAAGACGTGGGTCAACAAAACAATCCGTTTCGCTGATCTGAAGGAACGACTGAAGGTTACCATCCGCACAGCTGAGTCTGCCGAAGAGTACGCAAAAATGAGCAAGGCCCAGCGCGATGCCGCCAAGGATCATGGTGGTTTCGTAGCAGGCGTGCTCATGGGCGGACGCAGGAAGATCGACACCGTCGAGGTTCGTTCCATGCTTGCGCTTGATGGTGACCGAATCGATGCGGCCTTCCTTGCCGGCTATGAATCCCTTTGCCCATACGCATCAGTTCTGTATACCACACACAGCAGTACGCCTGACAATCCCCGTGTCCGCTTGGTATTTCCTTTGACGAGGGATGTAACGCCCGAGGAATTCGTGGCGGTTTCCCGCTATGTTGCCCAGATGCTTGGCATTGACTACTTTGACGAATGCTCCTACCAACCGAATCAGCTGATGTACTGGCCGTCGTCGCCGCAAAACGGCGTGTTCGTCTACAAGGAAACGAACGGCGAATGGCTCAATCCGGATGATGTGCTCTCTGCCCATCCCGAGTGGACTGATCCTACTCGGCTTCCCACTTCTTCTCGGGAAAGCAAGGCTAATGCGGTGACGCAGCAGAAGGTACAGGACCCTTTGGCGAAGGAAGGCGTCGTTGGTCTGTTCAACCGCGTGTATTATCCCATCACCAGAGCCCTGCAGGAGTTCCTCTCGGATGTGTACGAGCCTACTGACAATGAGAACCGCTGGCATTTCAAGCAGTCCTCCAGTATGGCCGGCGTGGAGATTAAGGAAGACAAGTTCGTTTACAGTCACCATGCAAAGGATCCCGCTTATCTGAAACTGTGCAATGCTTTCGATATCGTGCGCATGCATCGCTTTGGCGACAAGGACGACAAGGCATCCTACCAGGCTATGTGTGAACTTGCAATGCAGCAGGATGAGGTCAAGGTCCTTGCCTCCAACGAACGCCTTGCTCAGGCAAGCATGGATTTCTCCGATGCCGGCAGCGACGCATGGCGGAAACAGCTGCAATATGAACCACGCTCGACTGTGCTGAAAAACAACCTTCACAACATCACACTGATCCTGCAGAACGATCCCATGCTGAAGAATATCGTGTTCAACCAGCTGCTCGACGGCATGGAAAACAAGGGGACTGTGCCGTGGAAGCACCCCTCAAAATATTGGCGCGATGCCGATGACGCACAGCTGATCAGCTATGTAGACTCCCATTACGGTACATTCTCCCAGCGCAATTATCAGATTGCCGTCACTAAGGTGAGCGATGACCGTTCGTATCATCCCATCAGAGAATACATCGATATGCTGCCTCCGTGGGATGGTGTGCCGCGTGTGGATACTCTGCTGATCGACTACCTCGGTGCCCGGGACAACGAATATATACGCGCAGTTACCCGAAAGACGCTGTGTGCCGCCATTCGCCGTGTGCTTGATCCGGGTATCAAATTCGATACCATGCTGGTTCTCAATGGTCCGCAGGGCATTGGCAAAAGCACACTTATTGCAAGGCTTGCTGGCGAGTGGTTTTCGGACAGTCTGAATCTCAGCGATACAAAGGACAAGACCGCTGCCGAAAAGTTGCAGGGATATTGGATTCTGGAAATCGGCGAATTGGCTGGTCTGCGCAAAACGGAGGTTGAAACCCTTCGCTCCTTCCTTTCCCGGCAGAATGACATCTATCGTGCAGCCTTTGGCAAGCATGCAACGCCACATCCCCGCCAGTGTATTTTCTTTGGCACGACCAATGCCGAATCAGGCTACCTGCGTGATACGACTGGCAACAGACGATTCTGGCCGGTAAAGACCCCGGGCGGCGGTACAAAGCATTCATGGGATCTTTCCGCGGAAGATATCAGGCAGATCTGGGCAGAGGTTCTGGAGTATGTGAACGCAGGGGAAAAGCTGCATCTCGATCCCGAAATCGAGATCATGGCTAAAGAGGAGCAGCGCGAAGCTCTGGAATCTGACGAGCGCGAAGGCCTTGTCCGTGAATATCTGGAAACACTTCTGCCCGAAGACTGGGACAACATGGATCTGTTTGAACGGCGCTCTTTCCTCTCCGGCGTAAATACCACCACCCGTGTTGGCTCCGTTCCACGTGCCAGAGTGTGCAACATGGAAATCTGGTGCGAACTCTTCGGCAAAGATCAGGGCAATCTTGGACGTGCCGAATCAAACAACCTTGCTGCCATGCTCCACAAAATGGGCTGGGTAAAGCAGGAACGGAAAGTGCGCATCAAGCCATACGGTCCTCAGGTAGTATACGTTCCCACCAACGTTCCTGACTAAGGATTCCAGGAACGCACCATCTTCAGGAACAGTTCCTGAGGATGGAAACCGTTCCGAAGATAAGGCACGAGAACACTGCCGGGAACACACCAAAATCCCCAGCAGTACACGGTTTTCTACGCTTTTGTTCCTATGTTCCTTATCTACAACGATCATAG